CTACCGAACCGGGAGTAACAGAACCTACCGAACCGGGAGTAACAGAACCTACCGAGGAGGAAATTGCCGCAGCAAAACGCAGCGCAGCCGCAAAGAAGGCCGCAGCTACTAGAGCGGCGAAAAAAGCCGCGGAAGAAGCCGAAAATGCGGATATCTCTGAATTTGAATAATTAATCTAAAGGGCATGATAGACGGAAAAAGAATATATCTAGCAGTCCGCAAAGCTATTAACCTACTTCCGCGACAGGCGGAAGGGGTTGTTAGCTATGATGCGGATAACCTGTACCCGCAAAGGATAGCCAACCTTATAGACGCCAGTAAGACCGCTACGGCGTGCGTGGCAAAAGCCGCCGAGAATATAGTATGTGAAGGATTTGCCGTGGAAGAGTTCGCCCGTATGACGAACGATAACGGGCAGGACATGAACGACATACTGGAATTTATAGGGGAGGACATTCCGAGATTTCGCGGTTATGCGCTGATAGTGCAGTACGGAGGCGATTACAAGCCGAAGGCGGTGTATCCTGTTCCGTTCGGCTATGTCCGCGCAGTACTTAACAAGAATTACAAGGAGAATAGCCGCGTAAACAAATGGTTAGTATTTGATAACTGGGACAGGGGGATGCTGAAGGACACTAACAGCAAAACCGGAAAGATATACCCCACATTCAACCCGGCTAAATTTGCCGAAGAATGTGAGGAATACGGAGGAATCGAGAATCACCCGGGACAACTGTATTATAGCAACTTTTCAAACCGCGTACCCTATCCTACTAGCCCGTTTCACGCAGTGCAGCCCGAAATGGCAGCGGAACGCGGAAACGCCATGTATGTGGAGAACGTATTATCTAGAGGGTTCCACGCATGTAGCATAGTTACGCACGGAGATTTTGAATCGGACAGGGAACAAGACGATTTCCGCGAAGCCCTTACAAATATGATGGGCGTTGAGGGGACCGGAGCGGTATTAACGGTACGTGACACAGCCGTAGGCATATCGGACAAACCATTTATCAGAGTGGAACAGGTGGGAACACCGATAGATGCAGATTTGTACGAAAAGTATTCCGAACCGTTACGCAAAGATATAGCAATAGCGTGTTATACTATCCCTATCCCGCTAATAGATTCATCGTTAATTAACTTTGCGAATGCTTCCGGGGAAGTGGTTAAAGAGATGCAGAAAGTGTACAGGCGCTCACTATCCCGAGTACGTGAACGCATATCTAGAGATTTGGCGTACATCTTTGACCTAGATACTGCAATTACTGATATAAATAACAATCTCGAAGGGGAAGCGGTGGATACAGCAGCCACGAATCCCGGAGAACAAACCGTATAAGTATGGCATATCCTATTGCAAGATTAAGAAGTTTGTTTTCTCTAGCGGCCGACGTCAAGGATGCCGACCTAGAGAAAGCATTTTATGAGGCCGACCAATTGGATGTCAAGCCGCAAATTTGTATGACCTATGAGGCAACACCGCAAGAATACAAGCCGGATAATGACAATTACGCAGGACTTGACACCGTTATATGTTATTATGCTTTCGCGCGCTACGTGCAGACGAGCGAACAGAACAGCACAGCAAGTGGGATTAAGATACAAAACTACTTAGGTAGCTACGTATTACCGGACGTCAACAAGGCCAAGAGATTCGAGGCGGAACGCGGGAAGGCAGACCAATTTATAGTGCCGCTTTTGGAACAACTCCGAAAAGACGGGCTGTTAAAAGATTCGTGCGAGTGTAACCGGGTACAAAGTAGAATATGTTTAATAAGGTAATGGACGGGATACTAGACGCGGCGCGAATATCGGTGATTGCCTTTATAATGTCAGTAACCAACGATGTTATGACATTTTTTGTACTTATTGTCCTGTTCGGTACGCTGAATTTCGTGGTAGGGCTTGTAGCAGATTTAAGGGCCGGAAAACCGTACTCACACCGGAAGGCATTCCATGCATTTTTCGAGTATGCGATAGCCGCGATAGTTATCACTTTCACGGCGGCGGCGGCAAGGCTGATACAGCCGGAAGGGGACCATACGCACGTTCTGAGACTGTTAACAACGTTATTTGCACTTGTGTATGCGAAGAATATTATCCGTAATTTCAAATTGATACAGCCGGATAACGAGTTTATATCCGTGCTTGATATGCTGATTAACACTAAGTATGTAGAATTCGTTAAAAAGTCAAAAAATGGAGTATTTCACAGTGAAGGAATTAACAAGGTCGGTGACGGCGGAGGCCCGGAAGATAGACAACACACCGACACCGGATGCGGAAGCGAATCTGAAGGCATTAATAAGTAACGTACTAGACCCGTTACGGAAGGCGTACGGGCACCCGATAACGGTGACTAGCGGTTACAGGTCGCCGAGGCTTAATGCGGCGGTAGGGGGCGTAAAGGCATCACAGCACCAAAAAGGACAGGCCGCAGATATAACCGCAGGCAGCCCGGAGGAAAATAAAAAACTATTCGATTTGGCACAGGAATTGAACCTACCATTTTGTCAACTCATAGACGAGAAAAAATACAAGTGGGTACACATCTCATATGATAAGAATAACGTTAAAAGACAAGTACTACACTTATGAGCAGACTAAATCAAATACTAATACTAGCCGTCGTACTGGCGGCTATATTACTTTTCTTCGCGTTCGGTAAGATACGGAAGCAGAGAGCCGAGATAGACCGCCTAGATTGGAATATAGAGGCGGTAAGCACCAAGGCGATGCAATACAAGTCCACGGCGGGAGATTTCGCGGAACGTGTGAATACGCTGACCCTAGAGAAATCAGAGCTAGAAATGTTTAATGCAGACCTTAATAATAAGGTACGCGAGCTAGGAATAAAGAACCGGGAACTAAAGAATGCCACACGCACCGAGACCGTTACGAGAATAGACACAGTAATAAAGACCGTAGTAGACCATACCGAGACGAAAAGAACCGCGCACTATAATGACGGTTGGAACGATATAAAGGTAGTGAGTCTTCCGGACAGTACGAAAATAGAGGTGCATTGCACCGATTCGCTAGATGTAATTACGCACGTCCGGCAAAAAAAGTTCCTTTTCTTTAGAATCGGCAAGCCGAAACCATATACAACCGTTTCAAACAAAAATCCGAAAAATACACTTCATATTAGGTTTTCGGCAAAATTCGACTAAAAATATTTACAATCGCAACCTGTCTATTACACCTATCTGTGACACATAAGTAACTGTGTATCAAGCTACAAAATTTTTGCTGTCACAGATAAACATTTTTCATCAGTGACACTAAACGTGCAGTAAATCAAGTACTTATGGCTAGTGTAATAGATGTAATAGATAAATCGTATAGAGATAAAATAGAAAAGTGCTATAAATGTTAATATATATCAAATCGTATATAGTATATTTTCATTTTAAACTAATAGGGAAAATGCTGTTACATCTGTGACATGACGCCTAACTTGCTGAACTACTGCACGTTAGGCGTCATTCTTCATCTGTGACACTAGCAATGTATCTGTGACACCCCCGCAAATTTGTTAATTGTAGCTAAATACACAAAGTTTTTTCGGAAAATGTTTTGTAGTTCAGGAGTAAGCCGTATCTTTGCAATGTCGATAGGGAAATGAGAACCCCGCCAATCGTAACCAAAGGGGGGTGAGAAGGGAAACACGGACGGTATCCCAATTCATTTGAAAAGACGGTGCGGTATCCGCTTAATTGAAGCTATAAAGCCGGAATCCTTATAACGACAAAAACTGTAAACCATACTAAATTTTATAGCACTATTCCGGAAGGCCGGAGAATCGGACTAATAATTACTAGATATGGGATATTTAAAAATTTACCGACTAGAAAAGTTTTTCTACGATACGGTAAAAAAGCGAATCTTTGAATGTCTTAGCCTGTGGACGATAAATGAGCTATACGGGCGCAAAGGCGCTGTTAGCATAGCGGAAGTATTTGCAAAGGAACTAGAGGAAGAAGAAGCCGGAAAAAGATTTGAATATAACATCCGGGGCTTTATCATACCGAACGCCGACAAGTATCTATCCGTATACGAGCAAGCGCGCCAACGCGCCTTTATAGACTACTTATATTCGCGGAAAGGGCAATTCAGAACAATGGAGGAAACAAAAGAAAATTGGAAAAGAAATGGAAGAAAAAAGAGAAAATGACCTACTGACAGTAGCACAGGCCGCACGCCTCGTAGGGTGCACGGAAAACGCTATCCGGTATCAGTTGCAAACCGGGAATCTCACTAGATTCGAAAATGCAGCCGGAAAGATACGTATATCACGTAATGAAGTATTGGACAAACTTTTAAATTTTGAAAAGAAATGAGAATTAATTTTGAACTGAACACCGAGAACGAGAACCCGAGTATGTTACAGGCAACCGCCGAGTATCTGAACAACCTTGCAAAGATTAACGTAGGGCACGCAATTGAACCCGTACAGGGATTTACGGAACCCAAACCGTGTAATTGTGCATGTGAGGAAGAAAAGCCCGTAGAGGAGCCTAAAAAGGGTGAGAGCATTGCCGAATCTATTGAGGCAGTAAAGGAACAACTAGCCGCCGAGAAAGAAGAAGCTAAAAAGACTACTAGACGTAGAGCGGTTAAAAAGGAAGAACCGGAACCAGCTAAAGAACCGGAACCCGCTAAAGAACCGGAACCAGCTAAAGAACCGGAACCAGCTAAAGAACCGGAACCAGCTAAAGAACCGGAACCCGCTAAAGAACCGGAACCCGTGAAGGAAACCGAAAAAGCTAAAGAACACGTCACAATCGAACAGGCCAAGGCCGTTGCAATGAAGGCGTTAAATAAGGGCCGCCGGGATGTGGTAAAGGACGCATTCGGGTATGTGGGTGCAACGTCTTTCCCTTCACTTCCCGCAGAGAATTACGCCGACTTCATCAAGTACATAGAAGAAAACTTGTAATGGAACAAAATCATAGCGAAAGGGAACACGCGCTATTATCCCCTAGTTCATCTAGCCGTTGGTTGAATTGCACACCTTCGGCTAGGCTAGCGGAGAACGCAGAAAACAAGTCAAGTGTATATGCCGAGGAAGGCACCTTATTCCACGAGATTTGCGAGTATTGCCTAGCGCAATGGAATGCCGGAGTATGGGAACCTGACCCGTTCGGGGAAGAACTTCCGGAACTGAAAGATGACCACCTGACGCACCCGTTATTTAAACAAGAAATGTTCCGGCACGCCCGCAATTATTGCGATTTCGTGATGAACGAGAACTATAACCTAGAAAAGTCGGACGGGGTGTGCAAAATGCTGTTAGAGGAAAAAGTAGATATATCCGAATACGCGCCGGAATGCTTCGGCTCTGTTGACTGTCAATTAGTGGGGCGTGATACGCTGATAATTATCGACTTGAAGTACGGGGAAGGCGTTAAAGTCTACGCAGAGCGCAACACACAAATGATGTTGTATGCACTTGGAGCGATTAAGGGGAAACCGTCTATAAAGACTATCCGCCTAGTAATAGCACAAGTACGGCTAAATCATTTCGATGTGTGGGAGATATCCGCAAATGACTTGTTACAGTGGGCCGATAAGGTTCTGAAACCGACCGCTAAGAAGGCGTTCGCCGGAAAGGGAGAGCAAAAAATGGGCGATTGGTGCGGTTTTTGCCCTGTAAAGGCACAATGTCGGAAACAGTACGAGGCGGTAGTAAATGACTTCGACAGGTACGAATACCCGGAACTACTTACAGAGGACGAGATTTGCGACCTTATAGAAAAGATAGACAAGTACAAAGGTTGGCTAGAGAGTGTCAACAAGTTCGTGTATGATGAGGCGCTAAGGGGCCACAAGTGGAAAGGATACAAATTGGTCGCGGGAAGGTCTAGCAGGGTGATAACTGATGAAGAAGCCATACGGCAAGACCTGTTAACCAAAAAATACCTAGAAGATGAGATTTTTAACATCAAATTGAAAGGTATTGGAGACCTCGAGAAGCTAGTAGGGAAAAAACAATTTTCGGCTCTCTACGGACAGTACGTAAAGTCCAAGCCGGGCAACCCTAAGCTAGTCCCGGACAGCGCGCCAGGGGACGAGATTAACCCGCTAAGCGATTTCGATATCGAAAGCTAACGAATATTAAAATAAGTAAAGCGATTACAGGATATAAAAATAAAGATATATCTTTGAATCGAATTAAAAAACCTATAAAATTTTAAAGACATGAGTAAAAAATTGATTTTAAAGAACGTGAGATTTTCCTATGTAAGAGTATTTGAGGCCGCTCCGATTATGGACGGAAATACAAACTATTACAGCGTATCCGTACTTATCCCTAAATCAGACACCAAGCAGGTGAACGAGATTAAAAAGGTGCTAAAAGAATTGGCGGACGAATTTCTAGCCAACAACCCGAAATTAAAGGGTGTGCTTCCGGAAGGTTGGAGAAACCCGCTAACGGACGGTGATAAAAAAGGCGAAGAAGGGTACGCGGATATGTGGGTATTGAACGCCAAGAGACAGGAAAAGAACGGTGCGCCGATTGTTATCGACAAATATAAACAGCCGATTACGGTTAAAGAAGATATGTATTCAGGTTCATGGGGAACCGCATCACTAAGTTTGTTCACGTACTTTAAATCCGCTACTAGTTGCGGAGTCGGTGTCGGGCTTAACGGGATTCAAAAAGTTACGGACGATGATCGGTTAGACGGGGGTGCAAGCGTTAACGACTTCGATTATGAAGGAGGAGAAAGTGGTTTAAGCGATTTTGAATAACATTTACAGGGTTTTAATTTTTATTTATTAACCGATTTTATTTTATAACAAATGTGCGAGGTCCGCCCGAGTAGAAGCGGGTGGGCCTTATTTTTACCCCTAAAATTAGAACAAATGATTAACCCAATTTACATAGATTTTGAAACGTATTCCAGTGAGGACATAAAGACGGGCGGCGCGTACAGATATACGGCTGCAATCGACTTTGAAATACTCCTGGTAGGTTACGCGATTGGGGACGGTGATGTAGTTATAGTAGATGTTGCGAATGATGCACCCAGGTGGAGAAGATTTAAAGACCTTATACAAGATGAACGCTACACGATAGTAGCGCACAACGCGCAATTTGAAAGATTGTGCCTAGAGGCCTACGGCATACGCATCCCGGCAAAGAGATTCTTATGCACCGCGTCACTGGCATTATATGCGGGTTTCCCCGAATCGCTTAAAATGGTATCCTCCGCGCTGAACCTGAAGGAAGGAAAGAAGGGCACCGGACTAGCCCTAATAAAATTCTTTTGCCTTCCACAGCAGGATAAGGCCGGAAACACCTACCGGAATTACATGAATGACTTTCCCGAGAAGGCCGAGGAATTTATAGACTATCTCCGTTATGATGTACTATCAGAACGCGAGGCGTACCACAGGTTAGAATATTGCGACTTTCCCGAATCGGAAAGGGAAGTATATGCGCTAGACCAATATATTAATGACGCCGGGATAAAGATAGATACAGAGCTAGCCACGAATGCGGAGAAGATTAACAACGAGTTTTGCGACGGGCTGAAACACCGCATAAAAGACCTGTACGGAATATCCTCTCTAAAGTCAACCGCGCAACTGAAGAATTTTTGCCTTATCCGCACCGGAAAGAATTTCGATTCATTCCGGAAAGAGGATATAGACGCTATTATAGAGGAGTGCAACGACGAACAAGTAGCGGACGTATTAGAATCACGGAAGATTATCAATAAGACCAGCAACGCCAAATATACGTCAATGCTAAATTGCGTATGTCCGGACGGGCGCGTACATGGATTGTACCGTTACTATGGGGCGGGGCGTACAGGCCGTTTTGCGGGGCGCCTAGTGCAGATGCAGAACCTACCGCGCAATTATATAACGGAGCTAGACGCGTGCCGTGATGACGCTAAGAAGGGCGATTTAAGTACGTTCGAAATGTTTTGGGGCGATGCGCCGGGAATGCTTTCCCAACTTATCCGCACCGCCTTTATCGCCGACACGGGAAAGGTGTTCGTAGTAGCGGACTATTCCGCAATCGAGGCGCGTGTATTGGCGGGCCTGGCCCGTGAAGAATGGCGCCTTGACGCCTTCCGTAATGGAAAGGACATATATGTAGTATCCGCTAGCCGTACATTCAGTCTACCGGAAAATCAATGTGGTAAAGGCACTCATTACAGGCAGCAAGGAAAGGTAACAGAGTTGGCACTAGGGTACGAAGGTTGGGTAGGGGCTATGGAAGTTATGGACTATGAAAAATCAATCGACCCGGCTCTATACAAGGATATCATACTACGTTGGCGCGACGCTTCCCCGCGAATAGTGGAATTTTGGGGGACCTTGGATTCTAAGGCAAAACTTTGCATACGTAACAAAAAGAGGGTAGATGTAATAGTGTACGGTGTATGGGTGTGCGCGTTCGAGTGGTTCACAGAAAACAATTCACTTGCTATCCTGTTACCTTCCGGGCGCCGCCTGTTTTACCCGGAATGCCGGATAAAGACAAAAACAATAAAGGGTAGGGAACGCAGCGTTATATCATACATGGGAACAAACCTAGTCGGGAAATGGGCCGAGTTGGACACATACGGCGGAAAGCTGACCGAGAATATAACACAGGCGGTTAGCCGCGATTTGTTAGTACATGGAATGCAAACCATAAGAGAGAGATTTCCGGATGTGGATATAGTGGGGCATATACATGATGAGACGGTTAACGAGGTGCCTCTAGACGATTTTGGGGAACCAACCGTAACATTACGGGAGATTTGCCAAGCTATGGCGACTACACCGGAATGGGCCGAGCCATTTGGCATCCCGTTGAACGCGGAAGGATTTATAAGTAATTACTACAAAAAAGATTAGCTATGAATAAGTACACATTGTCGGTTGCAGGTAGTTCAGCGTCTTTAAAATGGTCTACTGTCAGATATACGTGGGAGGATTTTTTGGAGCGCCTCAAACGAGATATACGCGGTACAGAGACTATGCGAGAGTTTGACCGCCTCGACCGCACCGCTCGCGCCAATTTGAAAGATGTTGGCGGATATATGGCGGGGGAACTTTCCGGTGCTAGACGTCTTAAAAGTGCGGTATTATCACGGTCTATGATAACATTAGACGTTGACTATGCTGACGGTCTTTTTCCTGTGGAATTTGATACTAGGTTTCCCGGTGTAGCAGCCGTTATATACAATACACGTTCAGACCGGGAAAAGAGCAGGCGGTTCCGTGTGGTTATTCCGTTCGCCGAAGAAGTGCAGGACGCGGCGCAATACGAAGCCGCAGCGCGTAAAATGGCGGAATTGCTAGGTATAGACTTGTTCGACCCTACCACATTCCAAGCCGAACGGATGATGTATTGGCAATCTCTCTCATCAGACCAACCGAAAGTTTTCGAAGTGTTCGAGGGTGAGCCTATCAGCGCCGAATACCTGTTATCCCTGTACGGGAATAACGAGGAGTGGCGAGATATCCGTAATTGGGCGTTCAAGTCAGACCAGGAGAAAGAGACACGCGCAATTGTCAGTAAGGCAATGGCGCAGAACCCCCGCGAAAAGGCGGGTCTAGTAGGGGCGTTTTGCCGGGCTTATTCCGTTCCGGCGGCTATCGAAAAGTACCTTTCGGACGTGTACGAGATAGCGCCGGGAAACGACCGTTACACTTACAAGGCGGGGCATAGTGTGGGCGGTATGATAGTATTTGACGACCTATTTTGCTTCTCGTACCACTCCACCGACCCGATTTCAGACGGGCACGCCTATAACGCCTACGACCTTGTACGTGTGCACAAGTTCGGGCACCTAGGTAAAGGGGGTAGCACGAAGGCGATGAACAAGCTAGTTTGCGAAGATAAGGACTGTGTTAAGGACTTGATTACGCCGGATGCCGATTTAAACGACTTCGAAGATTACGGGGATGCGGTGAAGTCAGATATAACCGAGGAAGTTACCGACCTTGTGTGGGATTTAGACGGAAAAGGGAACAAGCAAGTAACTGTTAACAACTTCGTTAACGCGTTCAAGTCCGACCCCCTGTTAAATGGGCTGCTGGCTTATGACATGCTAAAGGAGACGATAGTATTTACCCGCCCGTCATTCACCGCCAAGGGAAGCAAGAAGGGCGACCCAGTCAATGATACGGATATCTCCATTATCAAGGGGCGTATAGAGCGCATGCACAGGATATACAATGATGCCAAGCTGAACGACGCAATAGAACAGGTTAGCAGTGATAACGCGTTCCACCCAATCAAATTGTATCTAGAGTCGTTGACATGGGACGGGGTACCGCGCATTGATACATTTCTAGTTGAATATATGGGGGCCGAGGATAACGCATACACTCGCGAGGCGTTCCGGAAAATGCTGCTCGCAGCCGTTACACGTATATACGAGCCGGGGCGCAAGTTCGACACCGCTCTAGTATTCTATTCCGAGCAGGGTGTAGGAAAGTCAACACTTATCCAACGACTTTCAAAAGGGTGGTTCAATGATTCGTTAACCAACCTATCCGGAAAAGAATCATACGAGGCTATCCAATTTGCGTGGCTCGTGGAGCTAGCCGAGCTATCGGCCCTACGAAAATCGGACGTTGAGGCGGTGAAGAACTTTATATCTAAGCGGGAAGATACGTATAGGGGCGCATACGCTAGACGCGTGAAAACTCATAAGAGACAATGCGTATTTTTCGGCTCGACGAATGATGACGAATTTCTGAAGGATGCGACCGGAAACAGACGGTTTTTTCCCGTGGGGGTGAAACGCACGAGGAAAACCCGCCTTATATTTGAGCCGGAATTTGATGCCATTGTAGACCAACTTTGGGCGGAAGCAATGGAGGGGTACATGTTAGGTGAAGCCCTCACACTATCGGATGAAGCGGAAGCCATTGCCGGCGGAACGCGCGAGGAGTTCACAGAGCGCACACCGATACAAGGTCTTATAGAGGAATACCTAGATAGATTGTTCCCAGCTGACTATGAAGATAGATTTCTAGCGCAACGCCTAGATTTCCTTAACGGTGATTTAGGGGAGGAAGGAACGGAAACTAAAAACTCTTTCAGTCTTATAGAGTTGTGGACGGAAGCGCTAGGAAGGCGGAAAGACGAGTACACAGTAGTTAAGGCTAGAGAGCTATCCAACGCGGTTAAAGCCTTGAAAGGTTGGAAGCGTGACAAGCAGGCCCGACAGAAAATATACGGCCCGCAGGTTATTTATAGGCGAGTAGGGGCAGATATTATAAAATAACGGGTATCTTTGCCGCGAGAGAATCAATTACTACTCATTCAATCCCTCACCGACTACGATTTAAGGGGTTTACAGTTCAGAAAGGAGACGTTGCGAAACGTTTCCTTTTCTTTATTTGTGTTAAATCTACAAAGTTTTTTCTCAAAAAGTTTTGTGATTCAAAAAGTATCCGTATCTTTGTAGTGTCAATAAGAAATTAATAACCCTTTAAAATTAAAAGATATGGCAACTAAAGTAATAGACGAAAAGAAGAAATTTAGCTACGTAGTAACATTCAATTTGTTCGGACAAACCAACGTTAAGATATCAGTAGGTAATAAGATATACGAACTCGTGAACGTAGTCACCGACTATAACACCGCTAACGGGTGTAGCACTATCGCGGTTCTGTACGACCTTAAGGCTCTTAAGTACATAGCCGTCGATATACAGGACAAGAAGATTAACAGTAAAGAATGTGTAGTAATCGGGTAATCATTATCCAGGGCGGGGCAACCCGCCTATAAAAATTAATAGTCCTTTAAAATTAAAGAATCATGAAAATTAAAGTAACATTTCGCCCCCTAGGGGGAGAAGACACAACGGTAACAATGGAGATTTCACAAGGAGCTATTGCAGACATAGCAAAAAGCGGTTGTATCACGGATATTGTTAACGGGGCGTTCGCCAAATCGGGGGTCCGTGCGCGATACGGATCCGCGAGAAAAATAAAAAATAGAATATCAGGATCATTAATACCATACGTACATGAAAAAGAAGATACTTACATTTTTAACATACCTATTTTGGGCCCTAGCTTTCGTAGCGTTTATATTAATATTTTGCGAACCAACAACTAATATATAAATTATGTTTGAAATTTTAAAGGTAACCGCTATATTCGAAAGCGGTAGGGCAGTCAAGTACCGGGGGGAGGAAATAACCGCCCTTATGGGAACCCCCGAAGTATCCCACATAGGTACAGCCCGGAAAATTATATGGGCCCGTATAAAAGACCTCCAAGAAGAACCCCGTAACGAGGCTCTAGGAGCCGTAAAGAGGGTTATACTAGTGTACAGGGAGAAAGAACAAAGTATTAACCGATAATAGACAAGTAATGAGTAACAGAAAGAAACTAAGAGGACCCAGAGACGGCGCCACACGTATCACCCCGGACAAGTCAATGAAGGGCACATTTTGCGGCCTGTACAAATTGGAAACCTACGATAAGAAGTCGGACAATTGGAACACCCTAGAGGGATGCAGTAATTTAACGTGGGGGCAGGCAGTCATAGCCCGTACCAATTATACCGCGTTACGGAGGGAATGCAAGATAGCTAACAATACCGTTATACGGATAGTAAGACCGGGAATCGATGAAGGCAACGGAAACTAGCGAAAAAGCGTTTGAACGTACTTTATCTAAGTACGTCAACGACAAAGGAGGGATAGCGGTAAAGTTGCTATCCCAATTTGTTAACGGGCTGCCCGACCGCCTGTACTTGATACCAGGAGGGAATGCGCTCTTTGTCGAGTTCAAGAGCATCGGAAAGAAACCAACCAAGATACAGGAGCATATTATAAACCGGATACGAAAGGTAGGATTTTCCGTTATGGTGGTGGATAGCCCGGAAGCATACAAAAATGCTGTTTTGTACATTGATATGTTACTAGGCGTTAATATCGAATGAACTGATATAACGAATGTTAATGTTTTGACAAAAAGTTTTGTAGTTCAAAAGGTATCCGTATCTTTGAAGTGTCAAAAGGAAATAACCACTTAAAATTAGAAGATATGAAAAAGTTAGAAAAATCAATTTTGAAAGCAATCGGTAGCGGACTAAAGAAGACAAGAGACATAATACCCTATGTAGGTTGCGAATGCGAGTACAAAAACTTCTGCGAGGCTATCGCGAAACTATTGATAGAAGGGAAAATAGTTTACGGCGCAGACGGATATACATTAAGCAAATAAATAATAACCCGGGCGGGTAACACCGCCCACAACACCCAAAAGATATGAAAAAGTTAATTAGTATTTTAGTAGTAGTTTTGTTTGCAGTTAGTGCAATGGCGCAAGTATCTAGCCAGTCCGGGAAATTGGAGGTTATGAAGTCGTTCCGCCTAGGCACGTGTAAGTTAGTGAAGGTAGAGAAGGAAGGCGCGGTAGCGTATCAGATAACCGCCCTGATAGCGAATGCCACGTCACACGAGTTAGATATACCATTGGGGGATAAAGACGCCGCTACGGCCCTATTAACGTCCCTAGCGGAATATAAACCGACCAAGGGTGAAGTAGTCAATCTTAATAACGTGGACGGAAATACGGCTACCTATTCAAAGTTTAACGGCACGTGGCAGATATACGGACGCGGTCGCACTCTGTACATAGTAGTGAGCAGAAAGGAATTGTCAACAATGGCTAAAGTAATAGGAGGCAAATAATATGGAGACCACAGAAAGAAACTATAACGAGCTATACGGTAACGGAAATGAGTATCTAAAGGTTTTCGTACATGCGGGACTGCATAACATATATGAAGCGACCAACGTAAAGACAATGGAACGGAAACGATTCAACTCCCTTAAGGACCTGGAAACATATCTATACAATAAAGAGTATCACCTTATTATGACAGACCGTGCTACGATATTCGCCCGTAACATCATGGAGGGTGTCTCGCCGTTATCCCTTATGGACCTGACCACCAGGCGCGACGGGACACTGAAAGAGATTTGTTTCCAACGCGGAGACAGAACGTACACCGGGTGGATAATAGGCAAAAACCTATGTGATAAGCGGGAAGTGGTTGTCAGATGCAATTGCCCCGGCGCCTATACGAACGCTACCGGACATAAGACCGTAACGGTACCCGTCGAGAATATTATATTATTGTCGGATTATTAATTTACTAGAGACATGGAAGAATTTAATAAGAAACTTAAAGTAGACCGCGTGAATCAGTTCGGGCACCTGGTTAAGGCTATGGCGCACGGGACGCCAACCGAGGGATACGCAATCGGGGACGCTATTAAGGCCCTTCCGGATAACCTGCAACAATACTTGTTGTCCGAGGTACCCGACCGGATACTACGCAAAGAGCATACACGCAGGGGCCTCAACGACCTAACGACGACCCCGTACGAAGGTATCGACGAATTGAGGGAAACGTACACGGATGTAGTATTCAAGGCCAACCCGGCTAGAGAGTTGTGCAACCTGTTAGACATCAGGTCAGCCTTTCCCGATATACTGGATGTAATAGACGAAGTACTGAAATTATTTCCGGAACGGTTCACACGGAAGGACCTTGCGAACGAGTTGTATATGGACGAGATAGGAATGAGATAATATCAATTAAAAATTTAATGGCATGAGTAATAGAGCTAATAGTTATATGTGTGTAGGCACCACGTTTGAGAAGGACGGTACAACCTACGTAGTAAGAGAGGCGAACGATAACCTCTGTAAGGGGTGTGCATTTTACAGTATCAACGAAGAAGGCGCGCCCGAATGCAAGGGGCTTGACTTCCTGTGTGACGAAGGCTGCCGAGAAGACGAGAAGAACGTAGTGTTCCAAACAATCAACAAGGGGGAATAATGCTAGACCGTACACAGTTACACAAGTATCAGATAACGGCCGTCAACCATATCGAGAACAACCCGTGCGCCGCGCTGTTTCTTGACATGGGATTAGGGAAAACCGTGTCCACGTTAACGGCCGTGTCTGACTTGATAGAACGATTTGAAGTAACTAAGGTATTGGTAGTAGCCCCCAAGAGAGTAGCGGAAATGACGTGGATAGACGAGGTTAACGCATGGAGCCATTTACGCCACCTACGCGTATCAGTCATTAAGGGCACCGCCAAACAAAGAGAAGCGGCAGCTAGGGCGGATGCGGATGTGTACACGGTTAGCCGGGATAATCTCGTATGGCTCTTGCAAATGTGGGGCGGGCAAAAGGCTCCCTATGATATGTTAGTGTTGGACGAGTTAAGCAGTTTCAAGAATCACAGCGCCAAACGGTTCAAGGCGGCAAAAGTTATCCGCCGTAGTTGTTACCGTGTCGTAGGTCTTACCGGAACGCCCGCGCCAAATGGACTTATTGACCTGTGGGCGCAAATGTACCTTGTTGACGGCGGGCAAAGGCTAGGTAAGACGATAACCGATTACCGCGCCAACTACTTCCGACCGGGACGGCAGAACGCCGGGATAATCTACGAGTACAAACCGCTGGCCGATACCGAGGAGGTGATAGGGGGAAAGATATCCGACATCACGCTGTCAATGAAAGCACTTGATTTCCTGGATATGCCGGAAGTGACGTACATCAACAATTATGTCGAGCTATCCGAGAAAGTGAAGAAGGCATACGACAAGTTCGAGGAGGAGCAACTTCTAACACTGCTTGACGCCGCCGGAGGGGATTCCAAAGAAATCACAGCGCTAAACGCCGCGGCCCTTACAAACAAGTTACTGCAATATGCAGGGGGTGCGGTCTACGATGAAGTACGGGACGTGTACAACGTGCACGACGAAAAGATAGAGACCCTTGTAGAAATGGTTGAGGCGGCGAACGGAGCGCCCGTACTTGTGGCCTATGGTTTTAAGCACGAGGAAGCCCGGATAATGAAGGCTTTACAGCCGTTCGGTGCGCGGAGGCTTAACACCGTGGATGATGTAAGGGAGTGGAACGAGGGAAAGATACCCGTACTAGTAACGCACCCGGCGAGCGCGGGCCACGGGCTTAACATGCAGAAGGGCGGCAACCGTATAATATGGTACAGCGCTACATGGAGCCTGGAATTATATCAGCAGTTCAACGCGCGGTTGTGGAGGCAGGGCCAAAAGAACAGTGTATTCGTACACCACTTGATAAGCAAAGGAACCGTAGACGAGCGGGTAATAAGTGTGCTAAATGGAAAGGCCACCGCGCAGGACGGATTAATGAACATAGTTAAGGAACTAATTAAAAAATATAAATTATGAATGTATTGAGTTTATTCGACGGGATGAGTTGCGGACAAATCGCACTTACCGAACTAGGGTGCTTCCCGGAAAAGTACTACGCTTCCGAGGTGGACAAGTTCGCCATACAGCAGACTATGCACGTGTTTCCGGGGACTATCCAACTAGGGGACGTTACCAAGGTGGGCGTATCGCAATTGGATAGAATCGATTTGCTGATAGGGGGAAGCCCGTGCCAATCATTTTCATTTGCAGGAAAACAGGTGGGTATGGTTACAACTGATAAGGTGGATATAACCGACTTGCAGACCTACCTAGACCTCAAGGAAATGGGATTTGAATTTGAGGGGCAATCGTATCTCTTTTGGGAGTATATGCGCATATTGACAGACATACGGAAGTATAACCCGGACGTTAAGTTCCTGTTAGAAAATGTAGTTATGTCGAAGAAATGGGAAGCGGTATTAACGGCAGCTATCGGAGTGGAACCAGTCAGGATTAATAGTAACCTAGTATCCGCGCAGAACCGGAAGCGCCTGTACTGGACTAACATAGCTGAGATACCCCAACCGAAAGACGAAGGAATATACATACGTGATATACTAGAGGACGAAGTAGATGAAAAGTACTATCTATCCGACAAGACCATACAGGGCATGATTAACCACACCGAGAAAAGTACGGAGAAGGGAAACGGTTTCGGTGCGCGCGTTGTGTCACCGGACGGAAAGGCGAACACGCTATTGCAACGGTGCTACAAGGACGGTAAAGATAATCTTATAGTAGCTAGCCGAGGAAGAACGGACCCGGACGGTATTACTAGGCAGAACCTAGAACCGAGAACGGACGGAAAATCTAACTGTATAACAATGGTGCAAAAAGATAACCTGTTGTTGGAGTGGTTGCGGGAGTGGTTGCGGGATTTATCGCCCCGCGTAAAGGGGGTAACAGTCACTACGGAGGGAATAAGGACCCACAGGGGAGACGCTAAGAAATCCGGGGTAAGCGTATTGGGGACTATCCGTTTCTCCGATTCGAAAAATGACACCCTGTTAACAGGCTCGAAAAATTTGGTACTAAGAGAGGACTGTCGTGTAAGACGGTTAACGCCTAGAGAGTGCGCACGGTTGCAGACCGTACCGGAGTGGTACGAGTGGGTGGTATCTGACACACAGATATACCGGATGTGCGGTAACGGGTGGACGGTAAAGGTAATAGAGCATATATTAGGGAATTTATTCATTTAATTAAATGTAAAGTATGAAAACAACAAATTACAAGAAAGGTGATGTAGTATTACTGAATGACGGATACCGTTACGAGTATTTAGGAGAGATACTGCTAGCAGATGACCACGCGTCGCATACGTATAGGCCGCTAGACGGAAAGACGGATTATGGGCTGGTAAAGGGCGCCGCGGGCGGGATAGCACCATTCGGCTATAAGGTATCCGCCGAGGTGGTAAGCGCGAAAGGGCGCAACAAGTTATTACGGTGGTTCCTTGAGTCCAACCGTTGGAAACACTTCCTTTATGCTATCCCGGCGGGCGCGATAAACTTTTGGTTTGCTATCGGGCTAGCTCTAGGTATGGAGTTCAAAGATGCGCAGCACGGCGGTACTTTCGATTGGGTGGACGCCACGTGCACAGCAGTGGGCGGTTTCGTAGGGGCCGCGCTATCCTGGTGGCTATTGGGCAATTACGTATTACATTACCTAGTCAAACTAATCTTTTAAATCATAAAGTTATGGCAGACATGGAGCATTTATTCAGAGAGCAGGAAATGAGGGAACAGGCCGAGGCAACCGGACGTCCCACAGCGAACGAGATTTTCAAGACCGCATTGTACCGCGCGGAAAAGGCGCAATATAATATGCGTATGAAGATAGGGAAGGCGGAAGCCGAGGAAGTGGTAATATACGCGGAGAGCGTGCCGAGGAACCTAAAGAGGGCTACGGACTTTACGTTTTACCGGAAAAACAATCCGCAAGTACAACTGACATTGACGCGCACGGAGATGTATGCGTTACTGGGAAAGATACGGGAGGCGTTGAGGCTATGATTAAGAGATTTTGCAAGTGGATGAGTAGCCCGGAAGATTTGCCCGGGCTAGTAGTGAGAATGTTAACAGCGATTTTAATAATAGTGGTTTGGGCGTTCCTGTTGGCGCTGATAGCCGCATTAACAATGTGTAGATTATAATGGGACAGAAACAAATGGATTGCAGAAAGAAACCGCTAGAGTTCGTAATACAGGACCTAGCCACGATACTAAATGTAAATGAGTTCTTCCTATTCAAGTTCTGCAAGGAGAACGGGATATATTACCGGAAGGTTAAAAATTTCCCCTATCACCTAGTGAAGGCTATGGATATTTGTGAGGCGATTCCAAAGATAAGAGGGGGGATAGCTACGGTACGGGACGATAGGAACACGAGAACGGAACCAAACCGGATACCAACTATTGAGACCCTATTTATCAAGGACAACAAAAAGACCAGGCTAGACAAGTTCAATACGGAGGATGTCCCTAGGATATGGTGCCCGGGAACGGGGACGGTTAATTACCGAGGCAGGGTAGAATCAAATGTAATATACCGCCTTAACTATTATAAGGACGGCACCGTATCACTAGACATGTGGAAATGGTCGTTCCATAAGTGGGAAACGGTGGAACCGTGCAGGGCGCTAAGGAATCGTAAGGAAATTTTACGCGAATGGGCATGCAAACATAGCTTTATAGCGAGGGATAAAGACGGTAAAGTAGTCGAATAGCTGAAAAAACTTTCTTCTCAAATTTCTATGTTATTACAATTTTAGTGACGACACAAAGATTTTGAGAGGAAAGTTTTTTCTCATTTTATTAACATTTTAGGTTAATTGATACTAAATCGTTGTAAACAATATTTTTTGAGAGACAATTTGAAAATAACGTTTTTCGGGCAAAAAGAGTGTTTTAAAGGATATTGAGAGAAAAGTTTTTTGAGAGAAAATATACAATCAGCCGTTTTACGCATTTCTTCTCAAAAAAGTGTACTAAAAGGTTTTACAATTCTGTTTTATCTGTGACACTTACCAATGACGCGTAAAGCGCTGATTATCAAGCTACAAACTTTTTGCCGTCACAGGTAAAGATTTTTCATCAGTGACACGTAACTGACTGATATTTATATAGTTATATATAGTGTAATAGATGTAATAGATGATTTGTATAGAGATAAAAATGAATGATTTTAGATTAGTGATTTGATATATATTAACTTATATTAATTAATATAAAATCAAAGGTGTTATTTTTTTATTTTTATCTTCCAGGGAAAATGCTATTACATCTGTGACACTGGCTGTAACTCGCTGTGCCACTGCACTTTACGTGTCATTCTTCATCTGTGACACACCTATGGCATCTATTACACCCCTGCGTTTCGGGACGTTAAGTTGCTGTAAAACAGATAGTTACGGTACGTAAACCACAATTATAGGCATTTAGCGTGTATTTGAGGTGGGAATGTAGTATATTTGCTGTCAATAATTAAGAATCAATTTTCGTATGAATAAAACAGATAAGAACAAGGATGCGGGGAAGCCCGTGCCGGAGGTGGCAATAGGGAAAGACGGGGTGCCGGTGAACGTTGGTACGCAAGCCCGCCTCGAAAAATCCCCCACGCGCCTAAATCCGGCCGACGAAACCGGGTGCGATAGCGTTTTTCAGATATGCCGCCGCCGTTGGGGGCTGACCCCGCTTTGGCAGGAACCGGACGACCTTCTAGAAGCGTTCAGTCGGTACCGCGAGTGGATAGATGCGCACCCTATAATAGTACACGACGTAGTTAAGTCGGGTAACATGGCGGGTACCATACTAGACATTCCGAGAAAGCGACTTATGTCTGAATCGGACTTCTGCGCGTTCCTTGGCGCGGCACCTAACTATTTGGCGGACCGTAGACGGATATATGAAGCCAATTACGAAGAGTTCGGTCTAGAGGCATCCAAGGGATTCGCCGAAGCTATCGACAATATCCGTATGATGATATTTCAGGATATGGACGCGGGCGCGGCGTCGCAGGCGTTCGACCCTACGTACATCCGCTCTTTACGCGGGCTGAAAACAGCGCTTGACTACACATCCGGTGGCAAGGAGATTAAAGGAGGCCTCACAATACAGGTTTCAGACCCTAGGACGGCATCTAGAGTCCAAAAGCTAAAGGACTTCAAGAAAGAGCACAAAACGTCAGAAAACGAAGGAAAATAGCCTTATATGAAATGTACATATGTATTCGATAAAATGATAGGCCCGGTAACCGACCCGTACATAAGAGGGATAGCGAGTAAAGGCGGTACGCGTTCTTCTAAGACTTGGAGCGTGTTACAGTTACTTTACCTAATCGCCCGGGAAAGTACCGAGCCGCTAATGATTAGTTGCGTAACGGACACATTGCCCGCAGTCCGTCGCGGTATGTTGCGCGACTTCACAAATATGCTGATAGACGAAGGAGTATGGGAGGACAGCGCGTTCAACAAGTCCGAGATGATATACACCGTAAAGGAAGGTGTATATATTGAATTCTTCGGGTGCGACAGTGCCGCCAAGGTACACGGCCCGGCGCGCGACATTCTTTTCATCAACGAGGCGCAAAGGGTGCCGAGGGAAATATTCCGGCAACTGGACGTGCGTACCCGGCTAAAGGTGATAATCGACTTTAACCCCGTCCGTAGATTTTGGGGCGAGACTGATTTTGTAGGGGACAAGTACGTAACTATCCACAGCACGTACAAAGACAACCCGTTCCTGACCGAACAACAAGTACAGGCAATCGAGAAGAACGCCAACGACCCAAATTGGTGGCGCGTATACGGTGAAGGACAGACAGGCGGGCTGGAAGGCCTCATATATCCAGAAATTGACATTATTGAGGAGTTGCCCAAGGAATTACAGGGCGAGGACACAAAACGCTGTGTAGGGATTGATTTCGGCTTTCAGCAAGACCCGACCGCAATAGTCGATATCTACATGCGTGGTTGGGATCTGTACATAGATGAAATTTGCTACCGTACCGGAATGCTGAACCGCACAATAGCCGAGACGCTAAAGGAAGCCGGGCTGCATAACGTCTACACCGTATGCGACAATGCCGAGCAGAAGAGTATCGTGGAGATACGGCAGCACGGATGCAAAACTATCCCCTGTGTGAAGGGCAAAGGCTCCGTAAAGGCAGGCATTCAGCAGGTGAAGCAATTCCGGATACACGTAACGAAAAGGAGCGATAACGTACTGGACGAGGCGGATAACTATTCATACGTCAAGGACAACATGACGGACCTGTACACCAACGAGCCGATAGATGCATATAACCATGCATGGGACGCTATCCGTTACGGCGTCGATTTCCTTATCCGAAAGTACCGACCTAAGGCGGCCGCACAATGATAGAGATATACGAGCGTGTGCAGGTTACCGAGGACGGAAGGACGGGAACCGTATTGGAATCGGATGTATTGGGCGTTGTAGTCCAATACGACGGAACGGATGAACAAGAGTGGCTATTTTATGAACAAGTTGAACAATTAGAATTTGACGAATATGAATAAGATTAGATTTAAAGGGCTTGAGGATATCGTATTGATGTCGTGCCCGAATACCGTGAAGGGCCGTATGAAACGCGCGCTAATGCGCATATACTATGCACTTTGTCGGTATAATAACGCCAAACAATTGGAATTTATATGTAACTTGCACCCGTGTTACGAAGGTCGGCTAACTTCCGACCAAAGTAAGTTGTTAGATAAATTGTCGGAGTACGTCAAGGCTTCCCCGTTCATAACCAAAAAGCTAAAGACCGTGTACGTCATTCCGAATATTGAGAAAGTCACGCTATGGCAGCTAATCGAGACGCGCCGAGCCGAGACAGCAACGGAGAAGGTTACGAAGTGGTGCACCCCGGTTGAGGGACAGACGGCCGAGTATTCACCCGATAACGTATATCACTTGCTAACCGCGATGAAGTACATACGGGAGCAGATTAAGACGGCCGACGATTTGGAACGGACGTTGTTTCCACAGGGCGCGGGCGGGCCGGACGCAGAGCCGGACACACTGAAAGAGGCAAAGAACATATTGACGTTGGTACAGGCTACAGCGGAGTTGTTCAACTGCTCGTTCGAGGAGGCGAAAAGGATAAATTACCTAGACGCCATATTGGCACTGTCCAAGAGACACGAGGAAGTAGAAAAGGAAAAAGCGGAAATGAAGAAACATTTTAACAAATAACTTATGATTAAAAAGTATGAGATAATCACAGTAGAAGGCAAGAAGCGCATAAAGGCACTTCGGTCTTTCAGCGTACAGGGCCGTTACGTTAACGTGGGCGATGTAGGCGGTATAGTCTATGACGAGAACACATTGTCACAGGAGGGCAACGCGTGGATATTCAGTGGGAACCTTGGCTATCCGTCTATCCGTGTGGGCGGCGATAGTATTGTAGACACAAATGGCTACGAGGGCGCAGTAACCGACCCGAGACCATTCGTTAACATTACGGGGACTTCCGCACTTATCGGGGCGCATGACTTTGTGACGGGCGCACTAGTATCTAGAGAACTCGCAGTAGCGGACGTTGAACAGGGCCATATTAATAATGCGCTGGGCGCCACCTACGAAGAGGGTAAAACTAGCAACGCGAATATTATTCGGCTTAAATCTTTGATTTATTCGGGAAAAATCGCAGGTAACATAACGGCATCAGGAAAAGAGTATGAGGTACAGGTGTTACGCTACGATGCTAATAAACGCCTTGTTAGCTTTTCTTCGTGGGGGGCTACCGCGGCAATTTCCGGAGCGGACTATATCGGAATTCTAATCCGCAAAACACCGTACGCCGCAACGGTTCCGGCGGATATCACGGCCGCTAAAGTGGCGTTACCCGCGCTTTCCATTGAGGCCTACCTGGACATCAACGACAGCCGCCTAGAGTTTCAGTACACTAGCGCGATGACCGTTGCAACTAAGGTTAATCCGGGGAACGCAACTTCCGGCGTGCCTAAATCGGTCATTGACACAAGTAACGTTATTATCAGTAAGACGGGCGGCGGCGGATTCGTGGCTATCATATTTGCGGACGTGGTTAAGTGCGGTGTGGAATGGCGGTTGATTTCGGCGAGGGGTTCCCTGGTAGGTAACTTTACGAACGTGGAAAGATTAGTGTTAGACGGGTCTACTTTTCTCGCATCAACTACCGCTGTAAAATCTCGTATAATTGCAAAAGATTGCGGAATATTTTCTATGTCCGCAACCGTGATTCCGGTTAACACAATTAATGATGCGATAGCAGCGAGGATGCCACTTACATTCATCCGTTGTAACGTTGAACACGGATTGTTCTACCACAACCCGGTTAACCGCAATGTGTACACGGATATCGACTTTGATAAGGCCCTTACTGATTTGTCCGAACCGTTGGCAAACGATGACCTTATTTTAGCTAGCGGGGAAAAGCAGGGAATGTATCGCGTAGTTTCCAAGAGTACGCGCGCTATGGGGCCATTGGTAGAGGACATTCACAGCGTGAAGAACCTTAACCTAACCGCCGTAGGGGCTAATACGCAGTCCGTGGAGATTTACAAGGATGCATATTTGGAAGGCGCGTTCACCCTAGAAGGCCCGCAGGTGTACGGGGGCTCTTTTGGGCACGACAGAAGCACCGACTTAAAGCCACACATGGTAGCCGCTAGGGGGGCATTCAATACGCAGGAGGTAGGAGAGGTTATCACCGGAACGGTGGCGAACGAGAACACGATGATTATCGCCACACCTGTACGTGTTAACGGCCTTCACGGCATGGAGATTGACGGCCTCACGGGTTCGGGCGTAACCGCTACATTGGCATTTACCGATATACGCGGAAAGATTGCGGCAGTAGACGCACATTCTAACGATGTGTCGAAACTTACGGAAGATGACGTTAAGTTCCACCAAGCCTATATCACATTCTCCAAGGTGGGAAGCCCCGTAACAGAGGACGACCTTAAAGGCATAGTTATCCGCACATTCAACGGTTGTAAGGTAGTCAATACGAAAGAGGCCGCCATAGTCGTTAAAGGAAACATAAGGGTAGAGGATAACGCCGCGGTGTACGATTCTTCAATAAGCGGTTCCGGGTATTTCGGAGGGAACTCCGTTACCGAGAATGCAAACGTAAACGGTAGCATGCTAATCAAGGACAACGCGGTATTTGCGCCCGTGGCGGAGGAAAATAAATCCGACAGTTATATATACCTAGAGGACCGTGCGAGATTTCTAGCGACGTCCAGGGCGGACGCAAACACCGTAATAATGAAAGAGGGCGCGGTTTTTTCGGGCCGTAAAGTTAGCTCTACGGTAGCTTTAATTATGAGAGATAACGCGCGATGTGAGGGCGGTATATCGGGAAGCGGTGTATTAACGATGAATGGTGATTCCCACGTATCGGCGGGTTCCCTATCGGCGAACGGGGACATAACCGTTACAGGGAGATACAAACAGACAGCCGCGCGGGTTTTCTATGGAAAACGCGTTATATCGGATGAATCGGAGCCTACATACGACAATAACGTAAAGACGCAATATGACTTTTAAAGGGATATTAGATGAAGTATCAACATGGGCGGGCCGGCACGGCCTACCCGTGTTTTTCGGAGATGAGTACACCCGCAATGTTCTAGCGAACCAAATTACGGGTGACTTCGTTTTCGTGGATGTACCCGGAGGGATACAGACATACTCCGATTTGGCACCCGAACCGCTCGGGGTATCGGTACTTATCCAAGTGCTGGGAACGTCTTTCTATCTCCGTGACGATGCGGCGGAAATAGAAGTCCTAGACAGGACTTTCACCGCTATCACAGACATTGCCAAGCAGGCGGGGTGTAATTACGTTAGCGGGGCTGCAAATGTCGTCAAACGGCAGAATATTTACGATAGTCCTAAATCGGGGTGGGAAATAACTATTAATATATCCGAGTAATGGCAAAGAATCCGATAACACAGATTGAAGTGCTGCTAACCAAGCTACGCGACGATATCGAACAATCGTACATACAGAAGGGCCTGATAGCTTCCGGTAACTTCGGACGCGAGCTGAAACTTACCGTAAGTGGCAACAACGCGAAGATAACCGCACCGCGCTATGTCGGCGCAATGGAGGGAGGACGTTCCCCCGGAAGGCGCCCGCCGTTATCAGTCATCAAGCGTTGGATAGAAGACAAGAACCGTAGAGGGGCGAACATACCGATAGAAGCCGCCTATCCTATCGCAAAGATGATAGGCGAGGAGGGAATAAAGGTTCCCAACGACCACAACCCCGGCGGCGTGGTGTCGGATGTGCTAAACCCGGCCAGGGTACTGTCATTGCAGAATGACATTATAACGATAATACGATATGCGATTATTGACACATTAAAAATTGAATAATGAAAGTATATTTACCCATAATCGACGAGACGCTAGTGAGTAGCGTGTCAATTGAAGAATCCAACTTCTATTTGCAACCTATCCCGGTATGGCCTACACGGTCGTACACGATTACCATTACACCGGAAAGTCCCGCACAGGACGTGGGAATATCTATTCTGCAAGGCGGCGTTAACAAGTTCCTAAAGAATATCCCGTATTCACCGAAGATTGAGTTTGATTTGTCAATAGCGGGCACAATAATAAATCCGTTAACGCGTGACCGATCATTGGTAAATGGCGGAGGTAACGATTTAGGTCTAATCACTATATCGCACAATAGCAAATATTGTTTACTTATTTTGTTTAACGCGGATGTTCCCGTGCATATGATGCCCGCGATAGGCGGAACCAATTTCAAGTTCCCGGTAAAGCCGAGAATCCCCGGACAGCCATACGACATTATTATGCCGTCTTTGTCGTGGGAAGACAACGGGCTGACTAGCTACGACATCACATGTGAACCCGTGGACGATTACCACGGTGCGCACGTGTTCCCCACGAAGTATTTCCTAGGCAGTACGATAGATATCAGGTTCATCAAGAAATTAACCGTCAAAAGCCCGAAAACTGGCGATACGGTAGCCGTAGCCGAGTATGAAAATAAGTTGCCGCAAGCCGTAGCGAACGACGACCAAATGTTATGCGCCGCGCGCCTACGTTGGAATATGCGTAACGGGCAATGGTTTTGGTATGCGTTTAAGGACTACTTTTGGAACGAGGGCTTCACTTATATGCGTGGTTTGGGCGGCGCGTCCGAGCAGGGCATTCTGACTATCAACGTAGCGTATGCAAAGGAATTTTATCCGGCATTCCAAGAGTTGTTAGTTTCGTCAAATATCGAATTGACGCTTCCGAAACAGTCCCCCACAATAGACGAGGAACAACGATATAAAATGGAGGTTACCAGCGACACGGGCGCCCGGTGGAGCGGCTCGGAACGTGTGTACCGCCAACAGATTACATTGCGTACTATCGGCTTTATGGATAACTATATACCGCCCGCTGAACCGGACGCGCCCGGCATTCTCCCGGCAGCGTTTACCGCTACTCCGTATGAGCAGTCGTACCCGTATGAGCAGTCGTACCCGTATGAGCAGTCGTACCCGTACTATGCCGATATAAATGCGTTAACCAACGTTACTAGTAATGTCAGGTGGGACATGGTTCCGCAGGCTGATTGGCTGATAATAGATGACCCGGCAAACGGAAAGGGCAGCATAGGACGTACACAGGTAGTAACTAGACGTAGGTTGAACCCTAGCACGGCACCCCGGACGGGATACTATCATTTCTTCAAGGAGGGAACGACCGAGCAGATAGGCGGAATAAAGATAAATCAGAACGGGGCGCCCGCAGTGAACGCCACGCCTAAGTTTTTGCCGATATCATCCGGGGGAGAATCAAAGTCCTTTACGGTGAGTTGCGCAACCGCCGGAGTGGGGAAATTAAAGGTTACTAATATGTCAGGCGCTAGTGGGGCATGGGTTAATCTAGACGCTAGCCAATTGGAGCAAAACGGAGGAGATGTGTATGTGAACCCGGCGAATAATTTGCCGGAAACCGGAGGCGTTCCGCGCTCGTGCATTATCCGCACTACACACGACATCACCGGACAAATAGCGGATGTGAATGCCATGCAGTACGTAAATTGCCCTCTTGACAGATACCCGAACGATTTCAAATGGGCGGGCAAAGGTATGTATGCATATGACGGAAATGCACATAATGATAATGAGTTTACCTTCACTTCCGGAATACCGTATACCGATATGGTCGCGGAATGTAATTGTAGCTACGTAACTAATATTAGAATAGTACGTGCAGCACCTAACATTAAGCTAGTGTTTAATTTGGCGCAAAACGCGGGCCCCGGGGCAAACGCTGATAGATTTGCGCGTATCAACATCAAGCACGTACCCACCAGGAAAATATTGGGAACCTTAGTGATACTCCAACGCGCCTACAGCAATGCGCCTACTAATTACGTGCATGCTAATTGGGACGCAGTAGAGGCAGGAGAAGGAAGTATGCATTCCTTTGAGTTGGTAACGGCTGCACCTATGGTGCCTAGCCTTAAACCGCCGTCGCTGGCTAAGGCCTACAATATTGACAGTCTCACCGTTAGCGGTGTGCAACTTAATAAGTTCCGCGTTATGCTAGATTGGAATCCCCGTCTGACCCGAACTGTCAATATACCGATGAGCGTTACGGGGGCTTCGGGGAACGCCCCTATTATACAGTATTCCAACGTTGACGCTATGGCAATATTATCTAATCAGATTTGGGACCGCTTATCGCCCGTGTGGGTGTTGAGTGCAGCCAACGAACGAACCGCAGAAATAGCGGTACAGGCGCAAAAGCTAAAACAACGTGATGAGATATCGTTCTTCCGGCTTGACAGTTGGGTAACACTAGAATCAACCAGGATAGACCCTAATAACGAATATATTAGAAAGTTCAATTTGCGGATAGCGGCCAATACGACAGGCGCGGCACGGGGTACGGAAATTAGGTTCCAAAGACCGGGGATATCTGATATAATTATACGAATCGAACAAGCAGGGTAAAAATGGATACAGTAAAGTTAAAGATTAACGGAAATTACGTGGAGGGCCTTTTGAGGTCCTCTGTAAAACTCACAGTCAATAATATATCACCCGTCACAATGACAGGTGACAGTGTGGCGTTCTCGGCCACTATCAAGGTACCGAGGACCCTCAACAATGACCGTACATTTGTGAACTTACAGAAGGGGCTCCATGAGTGCGTATTCTACGACTGTCAATTACTCGTGTATGGGCTTCCGTTCCAATACATGGGGTATGATGTGGAGTTCTACGCCAAAGTATCATACAACGGCGGGAATTACTCTATATCGCTAGTCGAGAATACGCAGAAGTGGAGCGACGAAGAAATACGGATACAGCACAAGTTAGAGCAGGTAGAACAGATGTTTGCCGGGTGGCTGAATGCGTCACGTGTTGTCAACCTTGAAAAGATTATCAACGACCATATCACATGGAAGGAAGGCAAATTTCCGGTTCTCACCCCGAAGAACAACGAAGGTTCCACGATACCCGAACCGATAGATGCGGCGCTATTAAAGCCCACTATTATGATATTCCGGTCGTCCATAGTATGGGATAATGATGTAGCATCCGGAAATATGACTTTAGTACCTAAGGAGTACACGAAAGGCCGGGGCGGCTATATTTATCCGGACATTGCGCAGGTAGTAATATCCGATACTATGAAAGCCTTGTATGCCACCCTTTTCGGTCCAGCCCCCAGAGGACAAAACCCCGGATTCAATATCCGGTCGGGCGTAGGGCGCGATATCCGTATGATAGTGGAGTACACAGGAACTACCATTCCTAGCACGTTGCCGGAACTGCACATAGTAGCGGAATCCACCAATTTAACGGAGTGCATTCTATACGCCCGTTCAAGACTGACCGACCGTATATGGCTATATGTATCGCCACTTGATTCCGTGGCGTTCGTCACGCCTACGAGCGACAAGTATATGATATTGAAAGGGCTGATAGGCGGGGTCAAGCAGTCGTGCTTCAAATTTCCGAACGGATACGCGCCGGAAGAGCTAATAGATATGGGCGAAGGGAAAGCGGAAGTACTGACAGCATACAGACCCGCAGCCGGAACAATAGTAACCGGAACGGGGTTCCCGTATTCGGACGTCAAAAAAATGGTGGATGACCTGTGTACGGCGTTCCATTGGCGGAAGCAGTGGCGGAACAAGACGCTAAGTATTGAGCCAATCATACACCCGTCAATACGCGACCGAAAAAATGACAGGCATAAATACATAGTTGATTGGAGCGATAGGTTTTCCGGAGTGGACACGATAGAAGTTCCGGATGAGTTTGCCGACCAACTTGTAACGCAGGTGGGAGACGTAAAGTACAGTTACTCGATAGGCCCCGGAACGCTTAATCCTGTGAAGGACGCATATAAATCCGGCTTGCCATTTGCGTATAACTTTATGGCATTTCCGAAAGTCGCGCTAACATCCAAGTTCACAACAGGCGGAACCGCTACGTATGTGACTGCACTAGAGGACATTTATAGGATGTATATAAAGAGACACTTCAAGTTATTTGCGCCTAGAATTCAAGTTAAGATAAAGGCCCGGTTAAGCTACCAGGACGTAATTAACTTAAAGTTGGACAGGGCGTATTACTTTTCGCAGTTGGGAGGGTATTTTTACATAAAATCCCTAGGCGAATATGATGTAGCTAAAGGCGATTGCAAGCTATCTTTGTACAAATTGGATTTAACTAATTAGAGTATGGCAGACCAAGTAACATTATTAGACTTAAATTTTGGAACGTCAGAGGCCGAGAAGGGCCTCGACGCTCTGATAGCAAAGAGTATAGCGCTTGCAAAGACCAAAAAAGATTTACAAGCCGCATATAACACTGAAAAATCAGCTCTTGACGCTCTGAATCAAAACTACGCGGACGGCCTTGTATCACAAGACAAGTACGAGGCGTCAGTTAGTAAGCTGAACAAGGAAATGATAGAGACTAAAAAAGCTCTATTAGACAATGCTAACGCGCAGAAGGAGAACAACGCCGAGATTAAGAGTACCAAGACTTTGTTAGACAGCGAGGCCACGAGCGTTAACGCGCTCCGTGCGCAGCTGGCGCAGAACACCGCGGAACTTAACAAGATGTCCGAGGCGCAGCGCACTACTAGTAAGGAGGGCGTAGAACTCACAGAGCAAACCAAAGCCCTATCCGACAAACTGAAAGAGCTAGAGAAGTCCGTAGGGGACAACCGTAGAAATGTGGGTAACTATGCGGAAAGTGTCAAGGAAGGAATTTTGCAAACGCAGGGTCTATCCGGCGGAACGGGCGCGCTAGTGGGCGCGATGAAAAGCGGTATAACAGGTGTGCAGGCGTTCAATGCCGCATTGAAAGCGAACCCGATTCTATTTATAGTTACGACCGTGTTAACGCTTATCGGGCTGATTGAAAAGATGATTAAGCGTAACAGCGACTTATCAACTAGCCTAAAGGCGGCTTTTGCGCCGTTCCAAACAATTATAGGGCGGTTGCTGGACTACATAACGGAGTTGTTCACGGCACTTGCAAAGGCCTTTGAATGGCTGGCTGAGAAAATAACGTGGCTACTCAATAAGATAGGGCTTATATCGGACGCCACATTAGAGGCCGCCAGGAGTGCCAGCGCTCTAGAGAAGGAGATGCAGCGCATATACAAGGCGGAAACAGATATGCTCGTACCTATGGCACGGTTGAAAAGGGAAATGGAGGAACTGAAGACCCTAGCCGCCGACCAAAACAAGAGTACCGAGGAGCGGCGGAAGCTTCTAGAGCAGGCTACCGAGAAACTGCACGCTATGCGGGACATGGAGGTACAGATACTAGAAGCCAAGTACAATCAAATTAAAGCCCAAAATGAGTTGGGATACACATCAGACGAGGACGCCCGGAAGGAGCAGGAAGCCCTAGCGGCACTAGAGCAGGCCCGCGCCAATTACGCCACACAGGAGAAAGAAATATACGGGCAATTGACGGGATACGAAAAAGCGGATGCGGCAGCCAGACAGGCTAACATTAAGGCAGCGCTAGACGCCCGGAAGAAAGCAGCAGAGGACGCAGAGAAGGCCGAAATTGATGCGGCCAAACGTGCAGCGGACGAGAAGGCTAAAGCACAGCAAGCCATATTGAATCAGTACGCGGACGCTATCGAGGCTATGCAATTGCAGATTGCCGAGAACGAATTGAAGAATGGCGCGGCAACACTGGAAGAACAACAGCGGGTTATCAACGCACAGATTGAGGCGGAAAAGTACAAGAGGCAGCAAAACCTAATTGGAGAGCAAGAATACCTCAACAACGTGAAGGCCCTGCAACTAGAGTTTGCCGCGTCAGTGAAGGCCGAGGAGGACGCACGGATGCAGGCAGACCGGGACCGTAAGGCAATGGAGATTGAGAACCAAAGACAGCTAGACGATATCAAGTTAGGTAACTCTCTAGAGGCTGACCTTATCCGGCTGAACATGAAGAGGGACGCGGAGGTAGCCGCAGCCGAGGCGATAGGAGCCGAGACGGACAGCATATATGAGCGTTACGAACTTATCAAGGAACAGAGGGAAAGAGCCGCAGCGAATGCGCGTGTAGCTTTGGCGGGCGATGTAGCTGGGCAATTGTCCACGCTATTAGGCGAAGAATCCGCAGCGGGTAAGGCCGCCGCGATAGTGCAGGCCACTATCAACACATATCTAGGCGCTACCAAGGCATTGGCACAGGGTGGTTTTCTAGGGATTGCGCAGGCAGCGATAGTAGTCGCCGCCGGCATGAAGCAAGTAATGAGCATTACGAAAACCAAGGAGCCAGATACCAAGGTACGCACCCCGTCAGCGAAGTACGCGAAGGGTGGACAGATTTACGGCCCTAGCCATTCCGCCGGGGGTGTAACGTTCGTAGGCTCCAACGGGCAACGATTCGAGGCCGAAGGAGGCGAGAACATGTATATTCTTAACCGGAAGGCTTCCGGAGCGATTAACGCGCTTTCCGCGCTTAATATGGAGTATGGCGGGCGTTCTTTCGGTTCTTCCGGTGTGTACCGTTACGCGAACGGCGGGAAAATTTCGGTAGGTTCAAATGGTACGATTAAGATGCCTTCAAATTTCGCCCTATCTGACGACAGCCTGTACAAGTTAGCCGCGATTATGTACGATTCGGTAGCACGCGTTCCGGCGCCGCAGGTCGCAGTGACGGACATAAACGAGGAATCCGAGCGCTCACAGAGCGTACAGGTGGCGGCAGGCATATAATTGATAGGTAAATAACCCCTTAAATGTAATTTAATATCATAACTTTGTAACGCAATTAACATAACTACATGAAAAAGTTTGAAAAATTACGAATAATCGAGGCAGGAGAAACCAAAAATGCCATAGAGGACAACGGGAAAAGATATAAATTAGTCATTTCCGCAAAATGTTTTCCGTCCCTCGTGGCGTTAGGAAATGAGCGTCCGATTCACGCACGCCGCACACATAACGGCGATGATTTGTTAGACGGGTATATAGGGCATTTTACCAACTTCTCGCATGATGAAAACGCGGTCTACGCGGATTTAGTAATGTCGGAAGCGTTGGAAACTGCGTACCCTTCTGAATTCGCCTTCATGGTAGCCATGATTGAGAAGGAACCGGAGTTGCTAGGTGTATCCGTCAATCAAATGGACGTTAAAGTTTTCGATGATGAAGCGGAAACCGCTACTGTTACAGAGGTGACGGAACTTTTCAGCGCTGATTTGGTAGGGCTTCCCGCCGCGACTAGTTCACTATTTAGCAATAATAATTTTAAAAATTCAAAGAACATGAGCAAATTTTCATTTAAAGGCCTGATTTCGTCTTTCTCCAAGACGAATCTAGCGACCGAGACATTTACAACCGTAGACGGAACAGAAATCGTAGTTTCCGCAGCAGGTGACGAAGTGCAGGTAGGCGACGCCGTTACACTAGCGGACGGAAACCCGGCGCCGGACGGAGATTATCAAATTACCACGCCGGACGGGGATATTATTCTAGTCGTTGAGGGTGGTGTAATCGCAGGAGTCAAAGACGTAGAGGTAGAAGAACTTGCAGAGGATACCGAAACCGAGGAAGAGAAGAAAACGCCCACACCGGAAGAACTTGCAACGTTACAAGCCGAGGTTACCGCGCTAAAGGCGGAAATTTCCGCACTGAAAACACAGTTAAACCGCAAGTCCGGAACTCCGAAGCCCGCAAAGACCGAGGTTAAGACCGAGGAAAACAAGGGAGAAACAAAACTAAGCCGTGAAGCCGTTCAAAAGGCATTCTTGGAGAACCGCAAAAAATGGCGCTAAATAATTAATTAACAACTAAAAAACTAGAAAATTATGGCATTTACATTTAGTGATTTAAACAAACTGAACATTGACAGTTTATCCGAGGTTATCTCCTTGACACTTGGTTTGGAGGGCGAACTTTCCACAGGCGTAACGGTGCTTTCCGGCATTGAGAAAGGAAAGCCTATTCTTACATTCACCGCTACCGACAAGGCGGTAAGACGTTCCGCAGGTTGCGACAGCGAGTACAAGTACAGCGCGGTGCAGGACAAAGTTAAGTATTACGACCATGCGCAAATCGAATTGCCTATTGTGGTATGTTTGCAGGACTTGTGGGGTAAAATGGTTGCAAAGGGTGTGCACCTTTCTGACAACTTCGACCAAACACAGTTGGCCGCATTCATGCAGAGCGAGATTTTGAAAGTGTTGGAGGCTGATATGTTGCGTCTCGTATGGTTGGACGGTTTGAAAACTTCCGATACCACGGGCGAATACACAGTATTTAAAAATGGTGGTATCATCAAGCAGATGCAGACATCAACCGAGGATATCAAGCCATTGACACCCACCGACCAGGATAGCGTATTGGACTGTCTGAAATGGTGTATCGACAACCAACGCCCGGACCAACTGAACGACTCCGAATTTTTCGTATCTAGCAACGTTATGCGCGCGTACAAGAATCTTGTAGAATCCAAAGATAATCATTTGGCGCAGGCTAACATGGAGGACGGAAAACCCGCATACTACTTTGAGGGCTATAAAATCAACGAGTTGCGCCACGTATCTAACAGCGCTAAGGGTGACGCATTAACGGTTCGGTCATTTATCGCGTTCACGCCGAAGACCAACATTCAGTTGGCGTTGGAAGATTCCGCATTGAACATTGCGCCGTTTATCCAGGACGCGAAAGATAGAAAGTATTACAGTACTACTGTATTCGCTGCTGATGCTATGTTAGCCGTTCCACAGTACATGAAACTGTGTACAGCGGCAACAGTTTAACCAATTAAAATCAACTAAAATTATGGCTTGTATAAAAGCACTAGACAAGGCGATACAGTATAACTGCGAATTGGGCGCGGTTGGTTTAAGGGAGTTATACCTTATCAACTTCGCCGACATTACCGCTATGACTGCAACAGCCACGAATATCATAACAGCCATAACCTTAAGGGCGGGAGCTAAAACAGTTCCCGTCGATACGGTTAAAAATGGCGCTAAAGTGGTGGAGGCAATGAAGGCTACGGACGTGTCTAACGGAATAGACCAAACATTGACTATTACACTGTATAACAAGTCCTTTTCCAGTACGCAAATCATTGACGCCCTTATGAACGGGCGGTTTATGGCGGCGGTATCATATAAGGACCTCAACGCTAAACAGAGTATGTTAGGCGCTTTTTGCGGTTTGGAAATTTCCGACATTCAGACGGACAGCAGCGCGAACGGGGGTTTTACCTCTATCACGTTAAAGACGCCGGACGATGCGAAAGGGGAGAAACGGATGTTAATAGATGCGGCTCCCTGGACTACAATAGTTAACGCTAAACTTACATAACTATGGGATGTATATCAAAATTAAATAGAGCTATCCTAGTGGACTGCGACGCGGGCGCCACGGGCATTGAAGAATTGTTGCTAATCAATTATTCCGAGATTGCTACGCGCGACTTGTCCGCCGGACAAGCTACGTTAACGCTCTCTAGCGGGGGCAAAGCTATCTTAGTGGAGTCCAATAAGAAAGGCGTTAACGCCTCATCAGAAGCCCGTATTAACGACAATGCGCCCGCCGGACTTGCTGATTCCGTGACCTTTACGATTTACGGAAAAGATAAAAATAGCGCGGATATCGTGAACCGCATTTTAAACGGTCGGTTCGTGGCAGTCGCTAAGATGAAAGAGAAAAATGTATTCCGTGTGTACGGTCTAGTGTATGGGCTTACTATGTCGGCCTACACAGAAGAGGCCAATGCAAACGGTGGGTTTACAACAATAACGTTAACGACGCCGGAAAACGTGATAGGTGAGCAGCGCGCGCACTTCAATCCGACGACATATACGACGTTAAGAACGGGCGCTATTGTAGCGTAAAGGAGGTATAATATGGCATGTATTAAAAAATTAGCGGGCAATATAACATACGATTGCGCAAGCGCGGGTAGTATCCTGGCTATCGGCGAAGTGGACGAACTTATATTAGTCAACTATAACGACATAAGTACATTTGCAGAATCTGCCGGGGTGGCTACGATAACTATGAAATCTACTACAAAAGGGTACATGGTCACTAGCGTTAACAACTCCATTAGCGTCACGATAGCGGCGAGAATTAACGACTTTGTGGCGACGGCGCAGGAACACAGCGTTATTGTTAACATCTTGTCAAACGGAGGGGCCCCTGACGGGGCTGTACTCGTGAATGTGGTTGACGCGTTGCAGAATGGCTCTTATGCGGCCTTCACAAAAACAACGCTAGGTCAGTATTACGTGTACGGGCTATTGTCTAGCCTGGAATGCTCCGAAATTACGGGGGATTCGGCAGCGGGCGGTCGCGTTCAAGTGACGTTGAAAACACCGGATTCCGCAGGAGGCGACAGAATGCTAGCGGTATCACAAGCCACTTATGACGGACTTAAGACACCGAAAGCGTAACAACAGACTAAAATTTAATTACAAATGGAAAGATTACAAGATATTGGACAAATTTTGGCGCTGTGTGTGCGCATGACTAACTTAAAGTTGGAGGCTTCGTGCGGTTTTGACAGACAGTTCGCCGCACAATGGTATGAAAACGAGTATTTGACCGGAAAACACACGCGCTACGTGATGAAACCGGACTTGTCGATTACATCATACGAGGACGGAAAGGTGTACCGCGCATTTAATTGCGATGATGCAAAGGCCGTTGAACTAATGGAGGCGAACCCGGAATACCGCGATTACTTTATCGATATGGAATCGGTATCCGTTACCATTCCGGAACTAGGGGATGACCCGTTTGCACCGGAGCCGGGAGTAACAGAACCTACCGAACCGGGAGTAACAGAACCTACCGAACCGGGAG